ACCTAGCCAACCGTCCGTTGAACGGCTATCCCGGCTACGACAAGCTCGTTGGGTCGATCAAGTCGCGACTTCAGGAGTCAGGCTTCGGGCAGTGAGCGACTGGAAGCAGGCGCTCCTAGACAACCCGGACCTCTTCATCCTTCGCTACTTCCCACACCTCATCAATGAGCTAAAGGACTTCCACGTCAGGCTCATTGACACGGCAACGCAGAAGCAGCGCGGTCTGATCCTCTACCCGGCCTCGCACGGCAAGACCACGCTTGTCTCCACTCTTCTTCCGATCTGGGCGCTCTGTAAGAACCCAGAGATGCGGATAGCGATCATCACCAAGAACGACGATGACGCGAAGGGCATCATGCGGGCCATCCAGTTCGAGTTGCTCGGCAACGACCAACTGGTCAAGGACTTCGGCCCGTTTCAGTCTGATGACGAGTCGAAGGCATGGAGCCTGACGCGCATCGACATCGCGAAGCGCAAGCGGATGGACAAGTCCTCTTCGCTCGCTGCCTTCGGGGCCGGCGCTCGTTCCGCGATCGGCTACAGAACCGACTGGACGATCTGCGACGACATCATTACCGACAAGAACTCAGGGACTCCCGAGCAGCGGCAGAACGTACGCGAATGGTTCAACCTCGGACCGGAAACGATGTCGCCGCACGGGCGCCTCACGGTGATTGGAACTTTGTTCCACCCGGAGGATCTCTACAACGACTTGATGGAGCTTGTCGTCCCGACAGGCGAGCACGAAGGGTTCAAGCTCTACCACCGCCAGCGCGAAGACGCCATTGTCTCTGTCTGTAAGTGCGGGCACCGGGAGCGCATTCACGCGCACGACGGCGAAGGACATTGCGAGAAGGCTGGCTGCAACTGTCGGGTCTTCTTCGAGAAGTCAGAGGAAGCCCTCTGGCCCGAAGAACGGCCGATGCTGTGGCTGATGGAGCGTAAGGCGTCGATGGGCACCTTGGACTTCAACAAGCGGTACAGGAACATCGCCGTCGATCCGTCCCGGATGGTGTTCCGCGAGGAGTACATCAAGGGCGGCTACATCGGCAAGACGAAGTACACGGGCTGCCTCGACCCGAACTATCGCATCGGTGAGTACGAGGAGGGCTGGCGACGCGTAGCAGGCTTCGACCCCGCTGTCGGTATCACGCGTTCGAGGAAGTTCTGCGCCCATCTCACCCTCGCTGAGGGTTCGTGCGCGGAGCACGAGAAGTGCTACTGGATCGTCGACCTCCACAGAGACCAGATGACCTTGCCGCAGCAGGTGAAGTTCATCATCGAACGCCACCAGGAGTACGGGCTTCTCAAGTCGATCATCGAAGCCAACTCTGCTTTCGCGGGGGTTCAGCAGGCCGTTGACGACGAGATGTCTGAGAACGGTCTCGCGCTGAACATTCAGCCGCACTACACGACACGCACCAACAAGCCTGACCCCGAGACGGGAGTGGAGCGGATGGCCCCCTGGTTTGAGAACGGACAGGTTCACATCCCATGGGGCAATCAAGCCTCTCGCGGTCGGATGAAGCAGCTCGTGGATGAGCTAATCATGTACCCCGGCCGGTTTACAGACACGGTGATGGCCCTTTGGTTTGCGTGGCGCGAACTTCAGGTCAACGCTCCGAAGTACAAGAGCTTCAACAGATTCTCTAACTCGGGCCGCAAGGTCACGCTCGGTCGTCACGACGTCCCCGTGGGCGTACGCGTTGTCCGCAATCCATATTACGAAAGCGCGAGGTAGTCCTTGGCGGTCGATCTCCAGCAAGTAAGAAGTCTGGTAGACGCTTACCAGGACGAATACACGATCCGCCACGAAGCCTTCCGCGCTCTCAGGCGGTACTGGCACGGCGACTACTGGCGGCTCGCGACCGAAGCCAACGGGCAACGGTCGATTCAGTCGATCTTTAGAGACCTCGGCAAGAACGCTCAGGCCGCGTTCCCGGACATCAAGCTCGTCCACAACGTCATCCAAGAGGTCTGCGTCAAGTATCAGACCTTCCTCGCTCCGACGCCGATGATTAATATGTACGTCGACCCGCCGGAGTCGGATACCCGCAAGCAGCAGGCGACTCTGAAGGAGCGGTACCTCTATGGGATCTGGCGCTCAGGGAAGATGGCTCGTGTCCTGCGTCGCGATGTCGGCTGGTATCTCCCGCTCATGGGCGACGTGTTCATGGGCTGCTTCCCCGACTTCGACCGAAGCCATCCCGTCCCGATCATCCGCAGTCCTGAGTTTGCCTACCCGATCTCCTCGTTCGGCGGAGACCACGACGACGCGATCCTCTTCCACTGGAAGGAGCGCGACTCCACTCTCGCCAGGACGTTCCCGAACTACACCCGCGTCGCGGATCAGAACCACTCTCGGGTCTCGTTCGCAGGCAGGCTGACGGGCAAGAGCAAGCCTTCCGATCCGCTGGTCGACATCTTCGAGTACTCGGACGACCAGGAGTTCTCGCGCTTCGCGGGCAGTCAGAAGATCAACGGCGTCGAGCACGGCTTCGGCTTCAACGTCTTCGAGCACATGAAGTTCATCGAGGTCCCCGGAGAGGTCTGGGGGCACGGTGCGGTGGAACAGGCGATCAACCTGAACGAGATGGGCAACGCCCTCTACTCGCTCCTCTTCCAGGCGGTGCTCGAGAACGTCTTTCCGACTCTCGTTCTGATCGACCCCGCAAAGGCCCCGGAAGAGATCATGCGCGGCCCCGGCTCGGTCATCCCGATCAACCAGGGCGGCGGGGTGGAGTGGCTTCATCCTCCGGTTCAGGCTCTTGCTTCACAGATCGGCTTCCTCGGGCAGAACACGGGCACGATCAAAGAGGCAACCGGGATGCCGCCCGTCAACTTCGGCCAGTCCCCAGCCTCCTCGATCGTTACGGGCGCTGCTATCTCCGAGCTCCAGGGCGCGGGCACGGGGTCGACCGTGGAGATGGTGCAGTCCGGTATCGGCATGGGTCTGACGGAGTGGAACCAGAAGGCGATCTACATGCAGCAGACCTTGTTCCACGACGACAAGGTGACGCTACACGCCGCCATCCCGAACTCCGCGATGGATATGCAGGGCAAGCGCGGCGCGATCACCGTCAAGGGATCCCAACTCATCGGCTCCGGCAACAACGAGGTTGTCTTCTCGCCGGCCATGAACCAGCACGAGAAGCTCGTCATGTGGCTCCAGGCGAAGGGCGGAGGACTCGTCTCCGATCGCTTCATCCGCAACCAGATCGGTGTCCCCGATTCGGAGGCGATGGACGAGGAGATTCTCGGCGAGCAGATCCAGCAGGGCGTTATGCAGTTCTTCCTTTCGCAGTTGTCTGACCCGACTCAGGCGCCACAGATAGAGGAGCAGGGCCTCGCGTACATCGAGGGCACGAAGCCTCAGCACGCACCTCCGACCCCGCATCCTCTTCTCAGCGTCCCGAACGGGCCGACACCGGGGGGCGCACCCCCTCCCGGCGCGGGACAGGGTGGCCCCCCAATCGCCAATATGCCGGGTGGCGGTCAGTTGATGTCGCCCGCACTTCAGCTTCCGCCGGGTTCTCCGGCGCCTCAGGGTGGCGCGCCCTCACAGGCTGCGCCCGCCCCCGGTGGTCCTCCCGCTCCCTCCACCGGGGGAGTTTCTATCGATCAGGCAATGGCCGCGTTCCAGGGCGTTCAACTCCAGGGCCGCGCATGGCTTGTCGGCGAGATCGTCACCAAGGGTTCCACGTCAGGGCCGGTCGAGATCGCGGTCAACAACCCCGCCGATCAGGCGCCGTTGAAGCAGGCCGCATCGTTCCCGGTGGTCTTCCATCGCGTCTCGGGTGAACCCGACGAACAGTCGGCCGAGATCAACGCGCAGTAATCCTCCATCTGAAAGGAAACGCTAAGTGAGTTGGACGTGGCAGTACAACAACATCACGTCGGCCACGACAACTGTTGTGGGGCCGGCGAATACCGAACTGAAGACCATCACGATTAACAAGGGCGTCGCCGCTGCGACGATCACCGTGTACGACAACACCGCAGCTTCAGGTAACAAGATCGCGACAATCGCGGCCGACAGCCCCGGCAACTTCATCTACGGGGTGCGCTGCAAGGTTGGTCTCACGATCGTCACCTCTGGCGCTACGGACATCACCGTCAACTACGCCTAATGGCGAATCCGGGCGGTAAGAACTCGCCCGTTCACTTCAACGGGCTAGTTCAGAACCCAGCGGTTTACGGCGACAAGCAGAAGCAGGGCGACCTGGCTCGCTCGGCTCCGACTGCCGGCGGTGGTGCGGCTGGCTCGATGCTCAATTCCCCGCGTAGGGCGAAGCAGCAGGCGATGAGGCCGCAGCAGCAACAGCAGTCTCCCCAGCCCCAACAGCTTGTCCCGCAGGGTGAGGCTCCGTCCTACCAGGCCCAGCTTGCTAGTGCATGGGCTGAGATCGCGGCCACTCCCGGCGCGTCTCCGCTTGTTCAGCAGTTGGCCCAGGAGGCTCAGCTTGGCTAAAGGGAACGTCAACGCTCTCCTCTCGCTCGCCGAGCAGTACATCGGCACCCCTTACCAGTGGGGTGGGGCGAGTCCCAAGACGGGCTTTGACTGTTCCGGGTTCGTCCAATGGCTCTACGGCCAGCAGGGGATCACTCTCCCTCGGACGACCTACCAGCAGGTCAACGCCGGTAAGGGCGTCTCGAAGGCGAACCTAAAACCTGGGGATATTCTCTTCTTCGAGCCTGGGAAGGGCGGACCGGGGCACGAGGGGCTTTACATCGGTGGCGGGAAGTTCATCGAGTCCCCGCACACGGGGGCCTCGGTGCGTATCTCGACCCTCGCGGGCCGGACAGACTTCGTGTCGGCGCGTCGGATCATCGACGCCAACTCGCCATCCCTGACCGATGTTGTAAACGGCATCCCGCAGAACCAGGGATCTCCTTCGGATTTGCCTCAGGTAGTAGCGCCCCAAGCCGTCGCGGCGCCCTCTGACGCCCCGATCGGGAACACGGGCGGGGTGGAGATGCCGGGTGCGGTCAGTTACTCCATCGACCCGTCCCACGTGACGTCGCTCTGGCAGATGGCGGGCAGTTCGGAGTTCGTCTCGCCCGAGACGCAGCAGATGGTCCAGAACGCCCAGCTTTCAGCGGGGAGCACGAATGGCTGATCCCACCACTCTCTCGGCTACCAAGGGACTTGGGCCGCATCATGCGCCGCCTCCCTCGGCGACCGTAGGGCTAGGCCCTCATCACGCCCCGACGACCTTCAGTTCGGCTCCGGCTAATGGTCCGTCCCCGAACGAGCCTCCCGTTCCCGCGCTTCAGAAGCACGGCTTCAACGGCGGCATCAACGCCTTCAACGGCCGCGTACAGGCAGTCGTCGACCAGTACCAGAAGTCTTACGGCTTCCCGCCCCCGGCTGGGCTGGTTTTCGATCTCGCGAAGTCGCCGATTCACGACAACGACTTCCAGAGCATGTTCACGGTGCCGCTCTCCAACCTGGCGGCACAGAACAAGGGGATCGTCAGTTCGATGGCGCCGAAGGACCAGTTGGTCACTCGACACGACGGGCTGGTGGAGCAGAACAACCCCGCCGCAGCGAGCACGATAAACACCCTCCCTGCGAAGACAACTGTTCAGCGTCCCGTCGCTCCTGCGATGGCGCGGTATCAGACCCTCCAGTCCCAGCACCCCTGGGTTGCGATGGGGATGCTTCCGATCAGCGACAGCGTTCTCTCGAAGTTCTGGGATGCAGTCTCCTACGCGCAAGAGCACCCTGGGGCTATTGAGCCTCTGACGGTGGGCGGGGAAACACTCCAGGACTACCAGAAGAAGAACGCACTCGGCGAGTCTCTGACCGGCACGCGGCCCGGAGAGAATCCTGGACTTCAAAGCTCTGGTCTCTACAAAGGACCCACGTCAGACCAGCAGGATCTCACGAAGCAGATGCGAGCCCGTCAGGGCGTCGTGCTTTCGGTCAAGACGATCCAACAGGCGCAGGACGAACTGAAGAAGGTTGCACCGGACTACTTCGGTCACCTTCCCACATCGGGCTACATCAACCAGGACTGGGCGAAGGCCCTCGGGCAATACCAGACGTCTCCGACGTACTTCCGCCAGCAGACGGTTCAGCTTGCCAAGGACAACCACTTCGGCGCGAACACGGGCGCGTTCATCGACGCCTGGAAGACCAAGCAGAAGCTCATCAAGAACCAGCCCTTCCTCGCGGTCTTCCTCTCTCACCAGCCGCTCGCCTTCTTCGACACCAAGACGAACGGCGGGGCGGTTCGGAATCTTCTTTCCGGCAATGCGAAGGGCTGGGGTTGGGCGAACATCCCGACCATCGGTCTGCACGCTCTGACCGCTTCGGCCGGCATCGTCGGCAGTTCTCTTGCAGGGTCGGTCGATCAGGTCAAGGCTGACGGTTCTTTCATCACGGCCTACATGCAGGCAATCGCTCCGAAGGGTTCGGTCATTCCGATCCCCGGATCTCCTCTCTTTGGTAAGGGGATGACGGAGAAGGAAGCCCGCACCAGGGCGATGGAGGTTCTGCGGGAACACCCGACCTGGGCGCGTGTCATCGACCCGAGTCTCGACACGCAACACGGCGAGTTCATGAAGATCGCCGCGCCGGTCTTCAACGCCGCCGTCGATCTGTGGATCGGGTCGGCGAAGTTCACCGGGGAGAACGTTCTCGCGGGCGACCTCGCCAAGGCTTCTTCGTCGCGGTATCTGCAAACCAAGTCTGCCTGGGCGTTCAATTCGCTCAAGCAGGGCAACCTGGGGGAGGCTGTCGGTTCGCTCGAGGGTGGGCGTGGGGCGGAGCGTCTTGTTACCGCTCTCGAGGCCGGCGTCAAGGACGGCTCGATCACGCAGAAGGAGTTTCAGTACCGCGTCGCTGAGCTCTATTCGCACGGTCACACGACCATTGGCGACGAGACGATCAACGGGTCCCTTCTCAACTCACTGAGAACCAAAGACCTCCCGACACCGGGGAAGATCGGCACGGCAGGACAGAAGGCTCGCGTGAGTCTGAACCGGGTTCTTGACCAGTTTGAGAATTCCATCCGCGCCCGCAAACAGGCTGGGGAGACCTCGCACGCTGTGGACTTCGTTGCCTCGGTGCGCCAACAACTAGCTCGCGCAGCGCCGGGAAACGAGCGCAGGGCCATCTTCGACACCCGCACCCCGGACGATGTTTACAACTGGGCTCGCGTAAACCTGAAAGACCAGAAGGTCGCCACCGGGCTTCGGAATGACCTGATTCGTCTTCGCTCTGCGGACGACGTTCAGGGCATCGCCGACTTCAACCAGCGGCTTAGGTCGCTGTACGCGAAGGCGCATCCTGACTCAAAGACCGCCCGGACTCCTCTCGACGCTACTGGCGGGCCGCAGTTGGAGTCGGAGTCTCGTACCTACCTGACCTTCCCGTCCTCGATCGAGTCTCGTGCCGGACAGATCAACGCCACGCTCAACAAGGCTGGTCGTCTCCACCGTGAAGTGATCGTCGGCGGGTCTCCTAACCCGTTCATCTTTCCTCTCGTTCCTGGATTTGGCGAGTCGCTGTTCTACAAGCACGCCATCGCAGACACCGCTCGTCGTGTGGTTGGCGGTGGTGGGGTCTTCGGTATTCGCGGCGAACTTGCGAAGACGAGAGCACTTGTAGAGGAGTACGCCAAGGAAGACCCCGAGGCCCTGCGCCTGCTCGGCGTTAACAGAGACTCGGCGGTGGCTGGCGAGAACCGCTACATCACCGGGCAGAAGCCGACCGACAGTCTCAACTTCCGCACGGGCGAAAAGATCAACCCCTCGACAGGCCTGCCTATCCCCGAGAAGGCGGCGCAGCAGGCCGCGGGCGGGTATCTCCGCAGGCTCGTCTCCTCAAAGGCATTGAAGGCGTACCAGGCTTCCTCGGCTGGCGACCTTCGCCCGATGATCGACCTGATTCAGCACGACAAAGAACTCCAGTCGCTCCTCTACAAGGACGCCAGGACGTTCACGCCGTCGACTGAGTTTCAGAAGATCCCTGACGGCCTTGATCTTCCGAGCGGGGGAGAGATTGCAGTTAAGGGCAACGTCCGCTACATCCGCTGGGGCGAAGGGAACGTCCCAGCCCCAGTCAGGTTCGGCGGACTCACTGCCACCGAAGCAGCCGAAGCTCTCTTTAAGCGGTACAAGGACGTGGAGCAGGAAGGGACGAAGGCAGGTCTCGCTGATCCTCTGAGCGAGGCGCAGAACGTTCTCATCAAGAACGCCGGCCCGAAGGCTGACGCCGCGCTCGGTAAGTGGATCGACGACAACCAGCTTAACTTCGCCGTCCGCGACGGACTAGTCCCGCGCAAGCAGTTCGACGACGTGATGCAGTCGTGGATCGGGAAGCTGATGACCGCGAACAAGTGGAATCGCGGAGCGATCTACGACCACGTTCTCTACTCCACGGTCAACGATCTAACGAAGGCCGGCTGGGCGATGCACGACGCCGTGCCTGTCGCGGCCGACCTCGCCAAGGCGCAGACGGTCTACCACATGCTCGACTTCTCGAACATGCTCCAGGTGGAGCAGAACCTTCGTTGGCTCTCCTACTTCGCCACCAAGCACCGTCTCTACTGGAAGTGGGTTCTCGGTCAGGCTGTCCGCCGTCCCGGTCTTGCCGCGCTCGTTGGGGATGTTCACGACCAGCTCGACAAGAACGGCAACCTGAAGCTTCCTCTCAGCGTTGCTGGGTTCAATCTCTCCATCCCCGCCGCTCGTCTCTTCTGGGCTAACGCGACTGAGTACCCACAGACCTCTCCGATCGTTCAGGGGGCAGCGGAGTACGGCAAAGGGATTGTCGAAGGGCACGGACCTGCGGGTGCGATGAACGACGCGATCGGGTCTCTGACCTCGACCTCTGGGAACCTCGTTACCCGCGACGACCAGGCCGAGCTCTGGGCAATCAAGCTCGCCAGTGTCGCGACAGGCAAGCTTCCCGCCACCGCCGATGCAGTCACGGCGGGTGTTTCACCGGCAGACCAGCGGTCTTTCTTCCACTCGGTCAACGAGTACTCAGTCTTCTACCACGCCCAGCACGGCAAGTGGCCGACCGAGGCCGAAGCGGTTAAGCACGTTCTGGTCGGGCAGACGGCGCAGACGTTCTGGAACACCAACATGTTCCTGCCCGTCAGTATCTCTAAGGCCGACCAGAAGGTCTCCGGGCCTGTGGCGAAGCTGCTCAACCAGTACGGACAGATCATCAGTCCCGAGAAGAAGCGCGAGTTCCTCGACCAGCATCCCGAGGTTGCTCTGCACTTCGGAGTCTCTACCGACCCTGCGGTCTTCCTGCACAACAACAAGCTCTGGGATCAGTTTAACGCCGCTCGCTCCGCGCTCTCGGTTGGCAGGAAGGCGATCTACCAGGAGATCCTCAACAAGGGTGAAGTGACGGCGCAGACGCTTGAGCAGATGTCCAAGTTGTCGGGCCAGTGGTCGCAGACGATCAACAGACTTCAGCTTGAAGACGCGGCGACGTGGGCTGGCAACTCTCAGTACCCCGCCGGGAAGGTCTCCGACAAGCAGGTTGTACAGGCAGGCCCGTGGGGAAAGGCCCTCGAAGGAGATCCCCATGCCGCTAGGGCGTTCCTACACGAGGTCTTCCCGAACATCCCTGCCGACAAGCTGGACGCCCACACTGTCGGGGAGACGGTGGTTCAGCTTCAGGCCGAGGCCGCACGTCTCCGCGAGGTCAAGGACAATCTCCCGGCCGCGAAGAAGCTCGGCTATCAAGACCTTTCGTCGATCAAGACGCGACTGTCGAACATCTCGCAGATCCTCGCTCCCTTCTACGCCTACCCGAAGGACGCCCCGGCGAAACTTCAGAGCGAGTACTACGGCAAGTACGTCGGCCCGTACATCGCGGCCCGCACGGCGAAGTCAGCGGAACTGGCGAACGCGCCGCAGGATCAGCAGGACGCCCTTCGGTCTGCCTTCCGCGCCTGGAAGGACGAGCACGACCATCCTGTTTACATCGACATGAACGGGAAGCGGATCAAGTTCCCGTCCGTCGTGCAGATCGGCTGGGCTCGTCTCCCGGATGCGACGCGGCATCAGGCGCTCGCTCAAGCTGTTACGGGCGACTGGGCGCACATCGCCTCCTACGAGAAGACGCTGCTCGGGGTTCCGACCTCTCCTGGTGTCTCTGAGGGTTGGTCTCTCTACTACAGCACGATCCGCGACTACAGTAAGAACCCGTCGAACGGGAACCTTCTGCAGTCGCAGAAGATCGCCGTGGCGAAGCAGATCGACAAGTACCACCCTGGCTTCTACAAGGACTTCCTCTTCGCGCAGCAGCCGAAGATCGACCGCTACGAGAAGACGAACCTGTATCAGCAGATGCCGGCGGCAGAGAAGGCTCTGTTCAGCCAGTACATCGCCGCGCCTGCGAAGGCCTTTTCGAAGGCGATCAAGGCGAACGGCTATCGGTCTTACTACGAGAAGGCTTGGAGGAACGAGATCGAAACTCAGATTCAGCCCTGGCTTCAATCACACCCTGGCCTCCGTGACGAGCTCTCGCTCTACGGCCCCGACTTCCTGAACACGTTGGTTTCCAGTGGCAGCTAGGCCTCCGGTCATCAAGATTCCGCCGGCCCCGAGCAAGAGTGGTGCTAAGGGTTCTCCGTGGCAGCAGTTCGTCAACTACTGGGCCTCTCACGGCTATAACGGGATCAGGGCGAACGCGGCAGCGATTCTTTCTGCGGCACGGGCTGAGCACATCGACCCGGTGACCTTCGGGGCGCTGCTTCTCAATGAGTCAGGTGCGAACTTCCAGACCGGCAACTCCCGGACAGGCGCGGTGGGGATCGGTCAGCTCGAGCCCGGAACGTTCATCGGTCCGAACAGTTGGACTGGCGGCGTTCTTCCTTGGGATCACACGCACCAGATCACGGCCGCTGACCTTCGTAACCCAGCGGTCAACCTCCGTCTCGCCGCTGCGTATGCGGGCTACCTCCAGGGCCAGTACCCGGCCGACTGGTACGGACGCTACAACGCTGGCCCGAACGCTCCTGACTCAGTAGCAGGGCAGATCCAGGCGGGGTTCGAGGGTAAGTGGATCTCGAAGTGGAATCCCAAGTACGTCCCCAGCGGAACGTCAACCGCCCCTCCGTCGGCCGCAGGGCCGCAGGTTCCGGGCGGTACTGCACCGCAAGCGGCAGACGTCAAAGACCCGTGGTTGGTCAAGAACAAGGATGGCAGCCTCGGCTTCGTCGCCGCCTCCGCGCCCCCGAAGAACGCTGTCCTTTACGGCGGCACTCCGCTCACCCGGTCGGAGTTCAATCAGGTCTGGAAGCAGTCCTACCAAGACACCTTCTTTGCATACACGGGGCATCAGGCGAAGGCGAAGGACATCATCTTCATCCTTGGGAAGGGGTGGAGCGTCCCGACGCTTGCGAACTACTTGGCCGACAGGCCGACATTCACTCAGAGTCCGGTCTACAAGAAGGCCGCACCGGGGTTGGTGCAGTACGCCCGCACGATCCTGGGGCAGAACTGGAAGCCCTCGGGCGGTCTTATTCGTGAGGCCATCGCCCAGAACTGGGATCAGTCCACCTTCTACGCTCATATCAAGACTCTTCCCGCCTATCAGCAGGGGCCGGAGTTCAAGACTAACCTCGCTCAGAACCAGTCGGTCTTCGAGAGCGTTTACGGAACCACGTCGAATAACGACCCCGCGATTCAGGGTTTGCTCAAGCAGAAGACCTTGGCCGGGTGGACGCCCGACGAGTTCAAGTCCTGGCTCGAGGCCCAGCCTGCGTACAAGCACACAGCGGCCTACCAGAGCAAGGCTGTGTCCTTCCTCTCGCAGATGGGACTTCTTACTGGCGAAGTCCCGACGCTCTCTGGCGATCAGATCGACCAGGCCCTCTCGGCGGGAGACGAACTTAAGGCAGCGGCGACCACCGGAAGCCCCACGACGACGGTAACTCCGAAGGTTCCGAACGTGAAGCCTGACATCCCGCCGCGCGGCCCGCTCGCTGCGCCGAATCTGGTCTCTGAGCACGGACAAGGGGGTGGGTTCAGATAGCCCTGAACAAGGACGCGCCGGGCGGTAACACCATCTCGATCAAACCCTTCATCACGCCTCCGGTTACGGTAAATAACACCGGCAGCATCGTTCCCAGTATTGGTGGGCCTTCTCCCGGACAGCGTGATAATCCCTCCGAGTCCTTCCCGAACCAAGGTCAGACGGGGCAACCGCCCGGAAACAATCCCCCACCCGATACGACCACGCCCACCGACACGCCTCCTCCGACCGACTGGTCGTCCCTTCTCGGGATCTACGGCCTCCCTCCGGACGTGCAGGCGAAGATCAACCAAATCTTCTCCCAGACCTCTGACGTCAACCAGGCCACTATCCTCGCCCTCGCCTACGTGAGAGGGACTCAGTGGTACGCGCAGACCTACCCTGGTATCCAGGAAGGCATCGCCAAGGGCGTCGTCTCCAACGAAGCTGACTACCGCGCCTACGTGAACCAGCTTCAGCAGATGAACAAGCAGTACTACAACACAGACATCACCTCACAGCAGATCTCCGACTACCTGAAGGCCGGGTACTCGGTCGGGCATGTGGGGCAGTTGTTCGCCGGACACGCCTACGCAATGGCGAACCAGCACGACCTGAACTACCTGCTCGGAGCATTCGGGAACGGCCAGCTCTCTTCGGGCGATCTCGAGACCCTGGGACAGGAGAACGCAGGACTGGACTCGGCGATGGGGCAGAAGCTCCAGAGCCTTGTTCAGAAGGCGGGCCAGAAGATGCAGGCCATCTTCAACGGCCAAGTCGCTTCACCGTCGCTATCGCAAGGCGCTGGCGGACCCGCACTTAGCGGCCAGCGTCCTCCTGACGTAGCGGCCTAACCCAACGAGAGGACATACATGGATGAAGTCGTTTTGGCTGTCGCCGGAACCGTTGCCGATCTTTTCGGCACGACCGACGTAGCGGAGGAGACTCCGAACAGCCCTACCGACGCCGCAGCGGAGACCCCGCAGGTTGCGGCACTGCCTGACCTGAATCCCTCTATCCCGGACGACATCATGGAATTCCTTGAGGAGCCAGACTTCGACGAACCCGAACCCACGGTGACCGAGAGCAACTACGACGAGTTCGTTGACCCGGAAGAGTTGGCTCGCGAAAACGCGAAGCTGAAGAAGCGGCTCGAGTGGGCCGAGAACCAGAAGGTCAAGGCCGAACAGGCGAAGTGGCACGAAGAGGCGAAGAAGATCGCCCCGCTCTCCCGGCCTGAGACGATCAAGGCCAACTCCCGCAGGTCTTTCCTGCGCGAGGCTCGCAAGCAGCACGAAGAGAACTTCACCCTGCTTGCTCCGCACATCGAGGCGTACAAGGCGGCGAAGGACAACCTCAAGGCTTCTGTTGAGGCAGAGATCCGCGCCGAGCTCGCCGATGCGTGGGGTAGGCCGAACCTCGGTGGTGGTCCCTCCGGCGCTCCGGTGGAAGCCGCAGCCGCAGCGGACGACCTCGACCGCGCCCGCAACTCCCGCAACATGGCGGCTGTTGCCAAGGCGCTCATGAAGGGCAACCTCATCTAAGGAAGGAGGCCGATGTCCAACACGGCCGCAGGAGGTTCCAACGGCATCGTGCCGGCGGGTCCTTCCAACAAGTACGAAGGCAGTCTCTCTGGCTGTGACGCCTGTTCTTCGATGTCCGGTAACACGGACCTGAACGTCGCGTCCATCGCGCCGATCGATCACGACGCCCCGGACTACCCGGACAGCACGCACGCCGGATATGCGCTGGGCCGCGTCCCTGACTAGCTAGCAGCCCCGCCCTGGTGGCGCCGGTTCGATTCCG